ATCAGTCACGGAACGGTGTTCGAATGCTTTTGATGATGAAACCCCATCTTTTGATAAAGACAAAGCAGAATTCCCTGTATGTAACGTAATTGCTTTTTGTTTTGAATTGGCAACCATTATCCATGAAACACCGCCAGCGTTAGCTCGCCTCATATGCCAAGCAATTTGAAAAGGAGTCAGTGAAACAACATCATTTGTTGTACATTTAAGTTCGATCCAAAATTCGTAACCGCCATAACAACCATTAACGTCAGGGACTCCCTGCTGTAACGCTCCCGTCTCGATCCTCTGCCAATGAACCTTGGATAAATTCGTCTTCATCGCTTGATATAATTTCTTTTCCGTCTGATACATGTTCCACCGTTTTTATGTTGCTACCGTCAATTAGTTCCTGTAACTTTGATATTAGTTCTTCGTCCGACATACTTTCGATCCTGTTGACCGTTACTTCCTTCTTCTCTACATATAGTCCCGCCACCTTTCCCCGAGAGATCTCTGCTGAGATAGCGGAGGATATTTGCCCCGAATCAGCCGCTTCATCGCGTAGACGGGAAAGTTCAGTAAGATGGGATTGCATGGAGACTGCAGCACGTTCCCGTTCGCGAGTCATTAAATCTATGATATGATTACGGATGAGAGGGTTTCTGCGAAGTAGAGCAGATCCTTGGGCTTTCGCACCAAATTTATGTTTTGTGAACCCAGCGCGTCGAGCCGCTTCAGCTCCAGACATTCCTTGAATATACAGTTGGCAGAACTTTTTATGCCTTGGAGATAATGGACGGTGTTTCTTACCATCCGGTGTTATCCAGTAATTACCGCATTCTGATGGTTCAGTTGGAGTATACTCAAGGGATTCTAATGTTGTTACTTCGTTAGCCAAAATATGTTCTCCTAGACATAACAAAGTAAACATACCACTAAATCTTACCGACCGCAACAATGTATATTCCTAGTGAGAAATTTATTTCAGTATGAAAAAGTGTCCCGCGACGTTTAATTGGAGACACAGTTATCATAACTGCTAAACACCTTGTCATCGCATGAAACCAAGGAAAAAGAACCACTTACAAAGAAATTATGACATTATGACTTTATGATGTCACTTTACACCAACGACACACTAAAACCTGTGGGGATAACATTCTTTTAAAATACGAGTCAGTCTAACAAAGTCCAAGGTAAAAGAAAGAGGAGCCGAGGCTCCTCAGTGTACAGCAATTTTAGTTAGTTTCGTGAACCATACGACCAACGTGTTGCCATTCACTATCGGTACGCATCCCGTCATCAGGGTCGAGTTCGAAGAAATATGCATATGTCGCCATATCGTCAGTGAGGTTTACGGCGACAGGAATTGTTTTATTTGGCCAAGTACCGAAATCCATTAGTTGGTGGACGCAGTTTTCGACTTCTGTAAGACCGAACCAGAGACCGCCCATAAATTTGCGTTCTTGGGTATCATGAGTTTCAGCAAATAGTGCGTACATTATACAGTCTCCTCGAAATTAGAAACGAACCCAACCGTCTTCAATATGTGGGTCATTATCAGTTTTAACATCTTTTTCCGAAAACCTAACAAGACACCATTCTTCTTCGTACATTTGCTCGAGTTCTTCTTCAGAAATAGAATAGGGAGAATGGTCGACACGCCATTGAACAGCTTCAGCAACCATATCATGGGCATAGTCTTGGGCATCGTAATACGAACCGAAAGTTTTAATATCGGGATTTTGGTCGAGCGAATCAGCGTAGATAGCTACAGTATATTCTTTATCCATTATTTCCTCCAATATGGTTAAACATACCAAGTAGTCCAAAAATCAAGACTACCGTACCGAGAGTAAAGAGCATTCCTGCGAAGTAAGGAACGCCTAGAAGGACGTCCCAAAGGGCAAATGCTGAGTAGCAAAGAAATAGCCCGATCATCGCAAAAGTGAAATGTAGATAAAACATCAGCTCGCCTCCAAGACCATATTACCAACCCAAACCCAATCTTGGTCTTCTTCGGGGATATTAGCATAAACCGACATATCAGTAATATCGACAACGATGTAAATTTCGTTGGCTCCAAGTGGGTGACGCTCTTTTAGCCAATCGAGATGCTTTAACCAAAGACTGCTACTGCCAGCTACTTTTTTATCATCAAGGAAATTAAAACCGCCGTCAATATAAGTACGCTCACGAGTTTCAGTGTTTTCTGCATAAAAATGAAAATTAGCCATAATCTTGTCCTTTCTAAATGACTCTGGCGACGCTATTACCGCCTACATATAATATAGTATAGAACGCTTACGAATAATATAACAAAATAATGAAAATTCCCAGAGCCGCAACTACAACAGCTCTGGGAACTCCACTAGAAAGGAAGGCATTTTTAGATGTACCCAGCATCGTCTTGTTATGCCGCCGCGTATTCTAACGCTTTGGAAAGAGCTTTGGCTTTTCGGTTAGCCCCTGCTCCAAACCATGCGCTATGAAGGCTATTACCTTCTGCGTTTGAACGGCGATGGTGGTCTTCGATATACGTTACGCCATTTAATGCACCCCACCAAGTACCCTTCGCTGATTTAAGTGTAGCCCCAGGAGAAAGGTCGACGGACGAAAGAACCATTTCTGCTGTACGGTTAAACTTTTCTTGCATAACAAACTCTGCGTCATTCGTAGTTTTCGCTTTTTCGATAAGTAACGCTGGCTGATAAAGTTCAGCTATATAGTTCATTATACTTTCGGTTTTGAAAGGCTTAGATGCAAGGAACTCGGCTTGTTCTTTAAACTCTTCAACGCGTCGGGCTGATAACCCAAGAGCTTCTTCAGCTGTTTTACGAACGTCCATATCGAAGTCACGGATATGTGGCATACGGAATGCCGCACCGCCGTCTTGAAGAGCCATAGTTAAAGTATTATTACAGACGACACGAATAGGCGTGAACTTAATAACCATCGCTTTACCATTAATATGTGGTTGATTAATAAGCAAATAACCTTTAACTTCATCGTCACCTGCGAGACGGAAATCAGAAGCGATCTTAGCAAGCCCCCAAACTTCGGAACCGCCACGAAGCGAACCAGCTGTTTCCATAGTCATATGACCAGCGTCTGTAAACTTCTTAAAGAAGTCGAAAATTTCGCTGTTTTGGATAGGAACGTAATCGTCACCACAATGGGATAAAACTTTGTTATCGCTATCGCGAGTAATAAAGTGGTGACCGTCGGCAACCATGACACCTACACCTTCGTGCCATGTGGCTTCATCGAGGGTATAAGCAGGACGTTTAGATACTGTCCAATCGAGGGATGCGGCTTTTTGCATCTCTGCAGGTGTTAAGTTAGGATCAACTTCTACACCAAGTTTATGCCAAGGCTTATCGCCTGTCCAAGCCATCGTTTCAATATTATGAGCCATGATGTTACTCCTTTCTGGCTAAATCACCGATACCGTTATCGGGTAATTATAATATAGTAAACAAAGTAAATGAATACTATAACAAAATACTGATGGTTAAAAATCTATATCCTCGCCGTCAACAGAAACGCTAATGATATCACTATTAGCAAAATACGTCCCGCCATCAGATTGTTGGAATCGTTCCATCGCTTTAGCATGAGCTTCTTTTGGTGATGAAGCCTCTACCGTTAAAATGTTATCAACGAGTTCGGTAATTTCGACTATATATTCTTTTTCCATTAATGCCACCAATAAGGGGTAGGACGACCCCTTTCCCATACTGCTTCGCTACCGTCTTTAAACGTGCGCTTTTCATTTATGTAATACGAACGATACGCTTCGATATGACAATCATCGTGATATTCTTCTGGCATACACTTCGGCGGTTTTGTATAGTCACGCATCCAACTATTGTGGTCATAACTGTCCGAAAGCGATGGTGGAAGAACCGAGAGCGTATCAGCGATAGTTTCGGTAGCGTGAGGTTGACCGTTTTTAAACCCACGGTAATGGAATTCTTCAATTAAGAACATTAAGTGGCAATACGCCCATTGGTAATTATTTCCAGTTTCACGAACCCATACCGTCATCGGATGGTTTATATATGCTTGTTTATAGACTTTATCTTCAACAGGCGAACCAAGGATACGGTGTGCTGTAGAAAGCATTTGACCAGTTTCGAGGATCATCTTCGGGATATGTTTATCACAAAGCCAACGAGCCGCGAGATCAGGACTAACATCCAGATGAAATATATTCATCGACTATCTCCTTTTTAATAGAACCGTCTTCTTCAACGAGTGTTTTTCCTATCTTTGCGTCGTTCATTAACGCTAGACGGAAAGGTATAACAACATAGGTATTACACCCATCGCAACAACGACCATCGTTAATTGGCCAAGCATTATGACCAGCGTACCAATCGTTATGATGTACTTCGATAGGCGCAGTACAAATAGAACATTCACGCGGTATTATTTTCATAACCACTCCCTTTCTCCATTATAAATTTGATTAAAGATACGACGTTCCCAAGTAGAAAAAGCCAAACTATTTTCATTTTCTTCATTTATTTCATAAAGAGTAGCCATGCCTTCTTCGTTGGCCATTTGTAAT